TTTTGCTTACTTCACCCAGATTATACACTACGCATTTCTTCGGAGGATCCAGAAAGAGAAGAAACAAATGGAGATCCGTGAGAAAATCATTGAGAAGTCAGGCTATGATGAAGTTATGCATGTGGACGATACTTACGGTAATTCTAGTGATTACAATTCAATAAAAGAGGCAGTTCAAACAAAGATGAATCAATGAGACTAACCCAAGAAGTCATTGATAAGATTCAATTAGCAATGACACACACCAAAATGAATGGTGAAACCAACTGGAAAGATGGTGATGAGATAGATGTATGTTTAGGTGGCCACTTTGCTGGTGATAAATTTATTAGTATTATTAATCGTACACGTAGTAATACAACTAAGAAATGAAGATTGCAATTATAACTGACACCCACTTCGGAGGACGAAGAGGTAGTAAAGTCTTTCATAATTTCTTTCAGAAATTTTATGATGATATCTTTTTTCCTGAACTGGAGAAGAGAGGGATAGAGTATTGCATCCATATGGGAGATGCCTTTGACAATAGAAAGAATATTGATTACTGGTCACTTGATTGGGCAAAGGAACATGTATATGATAAGTTCAAAAATTTAGGCGTAAAAGTCTGGCAACTTGTGGGTAATCATGATGTTTATTATAAGAATACCAATAAGATTAACTCTATTGATTCTCTTCTACTTAGTTACGATAACCTTATCCCTATATCTGAGCCTGGAGAATATGATATTAACGGATTCAAAGCCTTCATGCTCCCTTGGATCTGTGAAGACAATATTGAACAAACTAAATCTGGTATTGAGGCCACGGACTCTAAGATCGCTTTTGGTCATCTAGAGTTGCATGGATTTGAATTATATCCAGGCATGACTCAACAAGGAGGAATAGACAAGGAAATTATATCTAAGTTTGACACCGTATTCTCAGGACATTATCATACTAGAAGTAATGATGGACAAACATTTTACTTAGGTAATCCCTATCAGATGTATTGGAATGACTGTGGAGATAAGAGGGGATTTAGTATCTTAGATACAGAGACACTGGAGATTGAGTTTGTAGAAAATCCCTATAGTATATTTGAGAAGATATATTATGATGACACTCCAGCCGCAACATTCAAGGCACATCTATACGAGAATAAGATAGTAAAATTATTTGTAAAGAAGAGAACAAGCCAATTAGAATATGATAAGTTCCTTGACAAACTCTTGAAGGCTGGTATTATAGATTTAAAAGTTGTTGAGAATACGGAGATCAATGATCTAGAGGTGGATCTTGATGGAGAGAGTGTTGAAGATACCCTAACTCTTCTTAATAAATACATAGAGGAATCCGATTTTGATTTGAAAAAAGATAGAGTTAAAAACCTACTCAGAGAAGTATACTTGGAAGCTTGCGAGGTTGAGTGATGTATATCTTGTCGCTTGCTGGAAAGGAGGGTGAAGGTGCTTATGCTGTCACTAATGATGATGGTCAGAAAGCATTATATCTTTTTCAACAGGAAGACGATGCTACAAGATATGCTGGACTTTTAGAAGCTAATGAAGAGACTTCCTTGACAGTTGTTGAAATTGATGATACACTAGCTGTAGAAACATGCCACAAACACAAGTATAAGTATGTCATCATTACTCCTGACGATATTGTGATACCGCCTAAAGATTATGATAACATTCAGGACGATACGGTGGCGTAATTTTCTTTCTACTGGCAATCAATTTATTATTGTTAGTTTTCAGAAATCCCCTACAAATTTAATAGTTGGTGCGAATGGAGCAGGTAAGTCTACTATTTTGGACGCTCTTACTTTTGTTTTATATAACAAGCCTTTTCGTAAGATCAAGAAGTCGCAGTTAATTAATACAGTTAATGACAAAGCATGTGAAGTACGGATAGAATTTGAGGCAAACGGTAAGGTCTATACCATTGTAAGAGGTATGAAGCCTACCTTGTTTGAGATCTATATTGATGGTAAGAAACAAGATCAGTTTGCGAACGCCAATGATCAACAGGCGCACCTAGAAGACAGTATATTAAGGTTAAACTATAAATCCTTCACACAGACAACCATATTGGGTTCGGCAACGTTTGTACCCTTTATGCAGTTGAACAATACTCACCGTAGAGAGATTGTAGAGGATGTGCTGGACATTAAAATCTTCTCAGGTATGGCAAAGATACTTAGAGAGAAGATTAGTAGATCAACTACGGAGATAAAGGAACTTACTATCAAGAAAGAATTGATAGAAGAGAAGATTGAGATGCAGAAAAACTTCATTGCTGATTTGGATAAGAGTGGTAAGAAGAGAATTAAAGAGATGAAGGATAAAATATCAACTTTATTGGATGATACCTCTACGTTGATAGGAGATAATAGTAAGTATGATAATATTATTAAGACTAAACATCAACCAGAATTAGAATCTATATCTAATGCTACATCTTCATTACGGAAGATGAACACAATTAGGGGCAAATTAGAACAGAAGATTAAGATTATTACCGATGAACATAGGTTCTTCAAGGATAATGTATCATGCCCTACTTGTGAACAGGATATTGAGGAAGACTTTAGGCTAAATAAAATCGGTGATATCGAAGTGAAAGTAAAGGAGATTAACTCCGCTTACAAAGATCTTCAAAAGTCTATAAACGAAGAACAAAAAAAAGAGGCCAGATTTATAGATGTCTCCAAGCAGATCACTAAGTTAACGAATGACATTTCAACAAACAATTTTAAAATTTCTGAGTACCAACGTCAAATCAACTATCATGAACAGGAAGTTCAAGACATTACCGAACAAATTGCAAATAGAAATACTGAAAGAGCTACCCTCAAGGGTTTAAAAAATGATTTAGTATCTGTAGAAAAAACTAAGGCCGACCACACTGAAGACATTGATTACTTGGAGTTTGCTAACTCCATGATGAAGGATAGTGGTGTCAAGGCGAAGATCATAAGAAGGTATTTGCCTATAATGAATCAGAAGATTAACCACTATCTTCAGATGATGGATTTTTATATCAATTTTACCTTTGATGAACAGTTCAACGAGAAGATCAAGTCTCCTATCCACGAGAAGTTCAGTTACGAGTCCTTCTCTGAGGGTGAAAAAATGCGAATTGATCTTGCTATTCTGTTTACTTGGAGAGATATTGCTAAGTTAAAGAACTCCTCCAGTACAAATATATTGATCCTTGATGAGATCTTTGACAGTTCATTGGATAGTAATGGCACAGATGAGTTCACTAAGATTATTAAGTATGTTATAAAGGATGCTTATATCTTTATGATCTCTCATAAGGTGGATGAATTAACTGATAGATTGGATAATTTGATTACGTTTGAAAAGATGAATGGTTTTTCTAGGGTAAAATATTCACAGTAGACAGTTGAGAAAGCTGCACACTGTTCGTTGAAACTGTCCTGATATGTACTATTATATGTACATAGACAAGAAACGAAATGCTCACACAGGTCAACTACGAAGTTAAAGGACAACTCGCTAAACTACTTGCGACTGAAGATCTCATCATAGAGAATCGCCCAGTCCCCACGGCATCGTTTGACGTAGAAAAGAGGGTATTGACCTTACCAATGTGGGAGAAGGCTTCTGGAACCGTATACGACCTACTGGTGGGTCATGAAGTTGGACACGCACTATTCACTCCAGCAGATAACTGGACGAAAGAATTTCCAGAAGTTCCAATGTCCTTTGTTAATGTTTTCGAGGATGTTAGAATTGAAAAGTTTATGAAGAAGAAATATCCAGGCTTAGGTAAGACATTCTATAATGGATATTCACAACTAGCAGAACAAGATTTCTTTGAGATTGATGATAAGGATCAAGAGGAGATCAATTTAGCTGATAGAATTAATCTTCACTTTAAGATTGGTAATTTCGTTGATATTGACTTTGAAGATGATGAAAAGATATTTGTAGAGAAAGCAACTAGAACAGAAACTTTTGAAGATGTTCTTAACTTATCTTTAGAACTGACTAAGTTTCTTAAGGATAAGATGGATGATCTTGAGAAGACTCAAGTGCCTATGAGTAGTGGTGGTAATGAGAGTGGAAATCTTCAACAGATTCCAGTGGATTCTAAGACTGAAGATACTGATGAAGAAGATACTGATATGGAAATGGAAGGTGATAGTGGCAAGAGTGAAAAGTCTGAAGAAGAGGATTTAGATTTTGAGGATCTTGATTATGATGATCAGACTGTTGGTGGCGAACATCATGAGATGGAAGCACAGACTGATAAAGCTCTTGAAGAGAATCTAAAAAATCTTACTAAGTCTTCTGATAAACATTCCTATTATGATCCAGAGTATATTGAGATACCTAAATTAAATCTTGATACATTAGTTGCTAGTAATGCTGATGTTCATGAGTATCTTCAAGATCATTGGATCAAATGCCAAAAAAATTGGGATGAAAATTCAGATACATGTAAAGATATATTTGAACCTGTAGATAATGAATACAGACTATTCAGAAGAACTGCACAGAAAGAAGTTAGTTATCTTGTAAAGGAGTTTGAATGCCGTAAATCAGCAGACGCATATTCACGTGCTACTATTGCCAAGACTGGTGTTATAGATTGTAATAAACTTCATACTTATAAGTATAATGAAGATCTATTCAGAAAGATTACTACTATACCTGATGGTAAAAACCATGGCTTGATCTTTGTTCTTGACTGGTCTGGATCTATGTCATATGTTTTAAAAGATACTATTAAGCAATTGTTTAACTTAATATGGTTCTGTAAGAAAGTTAATATCCCTTTCCAAGTATTTGCCTTTACTAATGAGTGGAATTATGAGGACTACATTAATGAGTATGGATATAGAAATAGATCCCTTCCAGAACATCATGAACAGAAGGATGGATATGCTATTGTTGACAACATGTTCTCAATGGTTGAGTTTCTTTCTAGTGATTGTAAGAAATCAGAATTTGAAAAACAGATGTTGAATATCTGGAGATTAACTGCTGCTCTTACTGCTACTAGAAGATGGGATTGCCAAGTTTATTATCAGTATCCTCGTAGATTATCTCTATCAGGAACACCTCTTAATGAGGCACTGGTTTCATTGAATCAATTAATTCCATTGTTCCAAAAGAAACAGAATGTTCAAAAGATTCAATGCATTACTCTTACAGATGGAGAAGCACATCCTTTAAAATTCAGTAAGTTAATTAAGGCTCGTCATGATGGGGATGAGGATTATCTAGGACAAAGATCATCAACTAATGGTCACACTTATATTCGTGACAGGAAGACTGGTAAGACTTATTTCTGTAAGTCTGAATATCATGAATTAACTTCTGCTTTATTGAATCAACTTAGAGGAAGATTCCCTAATGTTAATTTCCTTGGCATAAGGGTATTGGAAAAGAGGAATGCTACTAGTTTCATTCGTAAGTACCTTGACTGGGACTTTGAAAAATTCCAAACTATGACATCCGATTGGAAGAAAAATAAATCTTGTAAGTTGACTGATGTTGGATACCATGCTTACTTTGGATTGTCTTCATCAGCATTGAATAATGATACTGAGTTTGAAGTAAATGAAGATGCAACTAAAGCACAGATCAAATCTGCTTTCAAGAAGTCACTTAACTCTAAGAAGATGAATAAAAAAGTCCTATCAGAGTTTATGGAATACATTGCATAGACAGTTAGATTAGTGGCACACACCCCCTTACATAGGGGGTTTTTTAATACTATAATGTATACATACAACAGAATGAACAAAATGCCTTTTGAAGCTAAAGTGAATCCCGAATCTCTCATCAACTCTCTTAGAGATCTATATGGTGACAAAATCACATCTGCACATGTGAAAGCCTACTGCGCCCAGAACGACGTAGGATATCAAACTGTCACCAAGTACCTTAAAGGTTTTAAGAAAGGCATTGGCAAGTGGAATCTAACAGTTAAAGAGAAGTTAGAAAAGAATTTCAAAGCTCCATCAGCAGTACCTTTTGTGGAACAGAATTTAGTTCCAGATGTAGATGAGAACTTTGTCAAGTTTGGAAACTTTACTGATGTTAAAAAGATAATTCAATCGAAACAATTCTATCCTACATTCATTACAGGTCTATCAGGTAATGGAAAAACATTTGGAGTTGAACAAGCCTGCGCCCAGTTAAAACGTGAAGTTGTTCGTGTAAACATTACTATTGAAACAGATGAAGATGATCTTATTGGTGGTTTCCGTCTTGTTGATGGCTCCACAGTCTGGCATAACGGCCCAGTCATCGAAGCCCTCGAACGAGGTGCTATCTTGCTCCTTGATGAAATCGACCTTGCCTCTAATAAGATTCTCTGTCTCCAGAGCATACTTGAAGGAAATGGTGTCTTCCTCAAAAAAATCGGACGATTCGTTAGACCATCTAAAGGATTCAACGTCATTGCCACAGCTAACACTAAAGGTAAAGGATCCGACGACGGGCGATTCATTGGAACTAACGTGCTCAACGAAGCATTCTTAGAAAGATTCCCTGTAACATTTGAACAGTCCTATCCAAATCCAAAAACAGAAGAGAAGATATTAAACCTTTTGTGTGAAGATGCTGGTTTCTGTAAGAAATTAGTTGACTGGGGTGATATAATAAGAAAGACATTCTATGATGGTGGTGTAGAAGAAGTTATTAGTACACGCCGTCTTGTCCAT